CGTCCGATCTTGGCAATCTCGCTGGCCGGGATGCCCCGATTCAGTAGCCGCAACACCTGTCCAGCGGTCAGCGTCGTCTCGCCACCCCATTGCGCCCTGCGGCCCGTCCCGCCGAATACGCCGAGGGTCGCCCGACCGACATCACTTCCGCCTACCCGCCTGCTGATGAAATCGCCCCCTGAGCCTCCTCCGCCAATCCCCTGAGCAGGAGAGTAGTCGTAGTAAGGCAAGCCATACAACTGCGCCATCATGTTGTTAGCGCCAAGTCCCGTCGCCCTGAACGGCTCCTGGTTCTGGATCTGCGAGTTGTAGATGTCTCGTGCAAGGTTAGCCTGCGTCTGTGCGGCTGCCGCCTGCTGGCCCGCTGCGCTCTTAGCGCCCTGCGAGCCGATTACGCCACCGGCAATCGACGCTAATGCTGCTATCCACGCCATGTGTTGTTCCTCAGACTTTTCTTCAGTTTCCCGATGTCCCTCTGGACATTCAGGTTAATAAGCATCTCTGCTCGTTCCCTATCGAACGGCAGTCCCGTTATCTCTCCCCACAGGTTTTCAAGATACCCGATATCCCACAGCCGACCATACTCAAAGCCCCCTCGATAGTCGGAGAGGTCGTATACCGGCAATCCCGCCCGCCGCAGGGAACGCCTGACTTCCAGCGGGTCCCTGTACAGGTGGAAGACCCGGACGCCCTCTGGTGGCCTGTAGCCCACAAACGCAGCCCCGGTATCGATAGCACCGGATACAGGATGGTCCGTAAACCGCATCTCCCCGGAGGCCAGTGGTTCGTGTTGGCAAAACGACCCCCCGTAGGTCAGGAAGTTCGATAGCCACGCCGACCCGCTGCGGGGCGTTGAGTAGATAAAGAATCTCAAGTCCAGAAGTCCGGTGACTTGTTCTTGGTTGCCAAGTTCGTGCTCTGGTAGTGGATATCGACGCAGGGCACAAATACGCCGCCCGCCACATCACTAGGCCCGCCAGTCGGCGCAACCCGCGACACCTTGACGATGATTAACCCGTCAACTTCAAGCCCCGTGATCGTTACTGCTGCCGACTCCGCAATCATGTGCGTGTAGGCGGTCGTGTTCTGCACCTGTTGAGCGAAGGTCGAGCTTGCCGTCGTGGGAAACGCCGCCTGTTGGTGCCCCTTGGAATACAGGTAATCGAACGTCCAGCGTGTCGAGGCTCCCGCCGTCGTGCTGCTGAACCAGTGAACGTGAAAGTGGATGTCGCTGCCGGGGACGTAATCGTGCGGGATATGGTAGGTGTAATACTGCACGTCCGCCGTCGCAAAGTTCCAGGTATACACCCCACTCGTGGCAATCTGCGTCCACGACGGCTTGCCGGAGCCTACCGTGGGTTCCTGCGGAGAGCCGATGATGTCACGCCAGCCGAAGGTGGGCGTCGTGGTGTCAACCTTGATGCCCTTGCCGCTGGTCTTTGAGATAGCGATAGAGTCGTCAAAGTTCCATGCGCCCGTGATCGTCTCGGCCACATCCGTCTGGGCGTAGTCCGCCGCAGCGTGTACGTCCGTCGTGTCGGCAACGTGGTCGGACAGGTCGGTGTCCGTGGCATAGACCGGGTGCGGGTCCGGCAGCGCCTCGTGGGCGTCTATCGCGTCGGATACCGTCGTGCCGATGTCGAGCGTGGCTACGCTGTTGCCGTCAGAGTCCACCGTGATCCCGACGCCGAGGGAGTTCCGGGTGTCGAGCTTCGCCAGATAGTTAGCGATAAACTCCCGGAACCACTGGGCGCTCCATTTCTCCGGGATGATGTGCGGGATGTCCTGAATGCCAGCCATTACGAAATCTCGGCGTAGGTGCCCCAGACCGTCATAGGAATAGGGTCACTAACCGAACAGCGGTATACCCGATCACGAGCACTACCCAGGCGGTGCCAAACCACTCGGGTAGCATACTGTCCAACCGCGCCCAGAGACCGGGTGGGGGCTGTCGTGTAGGTCCTGCCGCCATCGTTGCTGTACTCCAGAGTCATGTACGGGGTGGAGGTGCTGGCCGTCTCCGCCGGGGTCAGGCCGACCTCGAAGGCCGAGTGGAACAGCCTCTCGCCGTCCTGATAGACCGGCTGGTAGGTCCACTCCGGGCGGAGGAACGATCCCCACTCCTGTGCGGAGTCGGCGTTCATCTTGCCGATAGCGCCCGTCTCGGAGTTCTGGACGTAGATGATCCCGTTGATCTCCACGATGGTCCGCACGTCCCACGAGCCGCCGGGCCACGACTCACGCTCGTGCCACTCTCCGGTGGTCACGTCGTAGACCCATGTAGCGCCCGCAGAGGGGAACCGGAACACGACGCACAGGTGCCCCTCTAGGGAGTAGGAGAACGCCTCGCAGTCGGTGATGACCGCGTAGTCCTTGATGGCCTTCTCGACGCCGTGCTGCGAAACCCGCAGCGGGGTCTGCCCGTCAAGCCTGCGGATCGTCTTGTCGTTGGCGAGCCAGAAGACGGAGTTGTCCTGCCTTGCTACGCCGTGACGGGCGACACAGCCTAGCTCGACCACCCCGCCGGGGAGACGGGCGAACGGGAAGCCTGCCGTGCCTGCGTTGTACCAGATTTCCGTGGTGTACTCACCGAACAGGATGATCTGGCGGTGATCGACCTTGAGGGTGACTAGCTTGTCCGGGGCGGCGTCCGCGACTGAGAAGTAGAGGGGATCGTAGGAGGATGCGTCGAGGAGGTCGGATGAGAAGAACCTTCCTGAACCACTTTCAACAAAAACAAGAAAGCTGTCAAGAAAATCCACGGCACCAGGAGAGCGAGCAAGGAAATCCGCATCAGTAATACGAGTGACTGTCGTATTCGCAACGTAACCGACCCCGCCACCGACGATAACGCAGTCAACGCCGTTCGATGCCATGAAAACACGGTCTGTCCCCGGTATGGTTCCGACTATTGTCGCTACCCCAGAAGGGGTAATTTTGTAGAGCGTGGTCCCGGAAACGGAGTAGAGGTTCCCGAGGTGCCAGATCATTCCCCTGCCGGGGCCGCTTCCGTAGTTGAGCCAGTTATCAATACCGGGAGCGGTACGCAGGATAACCGGCCCCTTCCCTTGGGAGGGTTCAGCGAAGCAGTTGACGAGACGGGCCGTGGAGGCCGTCTCTACCTGATAACTGTGTACCGGCAGTGGGATTCGCATCAGGTATCCGTAAAGATGTTATACCTTCCGCCCCAGTTCTCTCCGAGCGGGGCACTCTCCGTCGTCACCGGCTCCAGCTTGGCGTCCTGAGCGCAGCGCAGGAGGTTCCGGTAGGCCCTGGAGGCAATCGACAAGAGAGCCGGGGAAGGCTCCCTCGAAAAGTACGGGGCGAGGTTGACGGCGAGATTCGACTTCACGGCCAGCCTGTGCTCTGCCTCGACGGGGGTGTCGTCGGTCAGGGTGTCCTGCTCGAAGTACCCAACATCCACGCTGTTCTGCGCCCACTCTGTAAGCATGTCGTTCATCACCCGCAGGCCGAGCGCACCGTACTCTGCCGTCAGGGTAAAGTCGTCGGTAACGCCTAGCATACTGAGGGCGTCCTGAATCACTTCGCTGTTAGTTGCCACTTATGACCCTCTCATATCCGAAGGACTCGAAATCCTCGCGGTAAAGATCGTTAACCCTCGCCAGCATCGCCCCGTCCATGATCTCCTGCCACGGAGGGTGCGTCCCTATGTTGTCCCTGATGAGCCGCTTCGGCTCGAACTCGATCAATTCGCAGACCTTGTTGAAGTCTTCCTGAAGATTCTCGAATCGACCGATGAAGTCCACGGGGGCGTCGAGGTAATGCACCATCGGGCGGAACACCTCGTCTACCACCATATCCGCCCTGACCCGATCATCCATCAGCCACTCGCGGAAGTGCGTGAGGTAGTGCTCTACCGGAATCCTTGCCCTGCCACGCTGGCGGTAGAAGTAGGCGGAGACAAGTCGGTCATAGGGGTTTCTGACGAAAGTGAAGTAGAAGTCGTAGCCGGGGATAGCAGATACCGGGACGTGGATGCCCGGCTTCATTTCAAGCGTGTACGATATGGAACATCCCGCAGTCTTCGGAACGTGGACGAATCTCCACTTCATCAGTAAGTACAGCGGTTACAGGGGTCTCCTGCCTCGAACCGATTACCCTCCCTGATTTTCTTGAGGGTAGGGTGGTTGTA